CTCCGTCTTGGCCTGCTCGCCTTCCTTGACGAGACTCATGAACCCGCGCATGGCATCGCCTGCCGCCCGGATGGACGCGCCGAGCGCCTTGAATGCGACAAGGCCGCCGACCATCACGTTGAGCGACGATAGCCGGCCCTTCACGCCCTTCATCGTGCGCTCGAACTGTGACGCATCCGCGCCGACTTTTACTTTGATCCCGGCCATGACTATGGGTCGTTGTCAATTTCGCCAAAGATGCCTTTCAACCGCTCGGCCAGCGGCACGTCCGGCGCGTCGAACTTGATGCGGCGGCGGATCGTCGGCAGGCCACGGCGGTGCATGATCGCGTGGGCGAGCTGTTGAACTTGGTCTATCGGCATGTCCATGGTGGTTTGCGCGTTCCAGCCGTATTCGGATGCCAGCATGTCCACGATCTGCGCGGTTGGTTCCGGTGGGTCACACGGCGGGCCTGCTACTTTCCCGGCGTGGATTCGACTTGTACTTCTGCCTCCTCCCGGCGAGCCATCACGCGCGTCACATAGGCCGTCACGGCGTCAACTTCAGCGTCGGTCATGTCGATGAATGCGACATCTATCTCGTCTGCGGTCGGCAGGCTGTTGCCGTAGCTAATCGCCCGGTAAGCGCCGACCATCTCGACGGTGTCGAGCGTCAGGCCAGCGCGGGCGACCGCGCGGTTGATGAGCAGTAAGGTTTTCTGCGAGAGCGGCAGATACCCAGCGGGCGGGGTGTCAACGAATGCGTCTGTTTCAGTTTTCATGGTTGTCATTTTCGGTAGAGTAGTTTTTCGAGCGTGTTCAGATCCTCCTTGGAGATGTCTTTGCCGATGAGCGCGCTTCGGCCACGGTGCGTGACGCGGGCGAACTGTGCCTTCTTGGCGACATCGACCATCGCTTCGTGACCGAGCAGAGCCCCGCGCGCGTAGCTGATCGGCGCGTCCGGAAGCTTGGAGTAGAGCGTCGGGTCATCGTAGAGCGCGGCATCTGCGGTAGCGGCTTCGTGGAAGCACCAGGTTGTGACCTGGGGATTGCGAATCCAGCCAAGCAGGGGATGTCCGAGAGCGATCAGCACGGCGGCCTTGCGCGTGTTCGTGATCCGGCAGGCTGGCCCGTAGTGCGCTTGCAGGCCTCGCCCGTGGTGGATCATCTGCTTGAGCGTGGAGAACTCGCGGAACGCATTCGCACAGACCGTCACCGGGTCGTTCGGATTGCGCTGCTGAAAAACCGTGTCGTGGAAAAGCCGCGCGATTTTCTGCGGTGAGTTGCCGGCAAGGTCCGGCTGGTGGAAATGCCAGATGACGCGCACGCCCTTGATGCCGTCGCCTGCCTGCGTGGAATATGGATTGGCCGGGTGCAGCGGCACGTCCATCGCGTAGATCGTCGCCGCGCATGGCAGGTTGTCGATGTCGCCTGTTTGGCCATCGACAACCGAGAGCGAATAGCGTGGAACCACGCTTGGTTTCATATATGCCATAATTGGTGGGGGTCAGGTCAGGCGGTGATGCCGACGTGATTTTCGAACGCGACCTCGATGCGCACGTAATCCTCGTTCGTCTTGGTGACCGAGACGCTTTCGACGATGGAGAGCGTGCCGACCGCGCCTTTCAGGTAATCGGTCGGCGCATCGGAAAGCGTGATGCTCGCGGCGAGCGTGCCGGTGAATGGCGTGTTGGTCGGCAGGAAGCCGGAGAGCGTGCCTTCGATGCGCTCGTTGTAATACGCCTTGGCCACGGCGTCGCCGTCAGCATCCGCGATGACTTTCTTGTCCTGCGCGTAGTTCCACGTGCTGCCGTCCGAGATGATCCCGGTTTGCGTGGTCAGTCCGAAAGGGGCGGCGGTTCCAAATTGCGTTGCCATGCCCCTGCGGACATGTCAAATCCAGCGCTTGCCTATTACACCCGCGTCACCAGGCACTCGGCGGAAAATTTCACTTCCACGATGTTCTCATCCCACTCTTCTTCCGAGCCACGATAGAGCCAGTGGTCGATGCGGATGCCATCATCACAGACCAGCCGGACGCCTGCCGGGTCGTTGAGTAGCGTTTCTATGGTATCGGCCCAGTCGTCGATGGTGTCCGCCGTCTCATCCCCTGCATGGCTCCGTAGGGTGATCTCCACCTCGGTGCGCATGACGTTGGGCAAGCTCACGCTGTGCGGCTCGGCGCTGGTCACATCCACCGCGATGGTCGGCAGCGCGACATCCTCCCGGCGTTTCGCGTCGACGATGGCAATGGTTTCGTCCGGCGACATCTCGTTCAGATAGTCCACCAGCCCGGCGATGAGTCTTTTGGTTGTGTTCATGATGCTTGAGCCAACTTCTTTGTCTGCTTGTCAACAATGATGCGCATTCGCTTGATGCCGTTTGTCCTGCCTGCACGCAAAGCTGCCGCGACATCGCGCTGCTTCTGCACGCCGGTCAGGTATGGCGTATTGTTCGCCAGCTCCACTTTCGCGTTTAGCCCGCGATCCATAACCGTTGCCGACGCCCATCCGCTGCCGACGTGACGCTGTATCCATCGCCCGATTTTTGACGCCTTGCCGACGCCCAACGAGTTACCCGCCGCGATCCATGCCGCCTTCGCCCGGCCTGCTTTCGCCTGCTGCTCTTTCGCGTAGCGGTCGCGCTCATCTTCCGGGATCAGTCCGCGCCACCAGTTGCCCTTCTCCTTGCGGAACTTCCGGCCACGAATCCGACCGTTTCGGCGAAGCGCGTAGTGGGATGATTTCAGGTCCGTGCTTTCCGGGTATGCGCCCAGGTTGATGCCGAACCAGACTTGCGCGACTTGCTTTTCGATGTTTTGCAGGAACTTCGCCGCCTTGCCTTTGTCGTTGATTCCATACGGCTGCATTTTGGTCGCCAGCTGGCGGCTGGTGGACAGCGCCATCTCTTTGATCCCGGTTTCAATCCCCTTCCCGGTCAACTGCTCAAACTTCCGCAGGAGCTGCTTCGTCTCGGATTGCCCGGCCACTGAAAATTTCATGTCCACACCCTGTGGAAATTGTCGAATTTTGCTCTTGGCATGCCGCCGGAAATGTGGAAATTTTCCGCACATGAACAAGCCAATGCTTCTCACCGACTACACCGGCGCGAACGTGCGCGGCTGGTTGATGAGTGAGAAGCTGGACGGCTGGCGCGTCTTGTGGGATGGCCAGAACTTCTTCAGCCGCGAACTTGGCTTGCTGGCAGCGCCGGAATGGTTCAAGGCCGGGATGCCCGCCGTGGCGCTCGACGGTGAGCTGTTCGCAGGCCGGGGCGAGTTCAATGCGATCCAAGGCATGATGCGCGACGGCTGGCATGGCCTGACGTTCCGGGTCTTCGACACCATCGCGCCCGGCGCTTACTCCATCCGCTTGCGCACGATCAAGGCGCTGGCGCTGCCCGCCCATGCCTCGGTTGTCGAGCAGGTCGAGATCAGCACCACGCTGGATGTGATCCGCGCGGCTGATGCTATCGTGGCCGCTGGCGGTGAGGGTGTCGTGGTCCGCAACCCGAAGGGGAAATACCTGCCCGGAGAGCGCACGAATGATGTGGTGCGCTGGGTGCCGCAGGACCCGGCCAAGAATCGCCGGAAGTCAGCGTGATTCGTTCGGATCGACCAGCGCGAAGTGGACGGCCACTGCCCCAGCTGTTACCTCGTTGATGCGGTATGGCTTGCCAGCGACCGTGCAGCGCGCGTTACGGAGTGATAGCGGGCTGGACACATCCGACGGCTGTGCGGTCGCCGTGGCGCGGATCTCCGGCTCGATGCCGCCCAGGGCGCCTTCGCCGCCGAGCCGCTCGTCGTTCCATACGACTTGGAACGTTTGGCCTGCAACGACCATCGTTTCGGTGCCAAGCAGCGCGTCAATTTCGTCGGCGGGCGCGTTCAGGAAATCATCAACCAAGCTCATGCCATTGTCACCTTGTCAATTCCGGCGCGGCGGTGGTCGCGGCGTCGTGCCGGTAGGTGTGCAGCACCCGGTCGATGTGATGGCCCGTGCGGATTCGCTGGCGTGCCTGGTGCGCCCAGATCGCGTCCTCGCCGTAGTTCGTGAAGCCGAAGACGCAGTCGGTGATCCGCTCTCTCTTCCACGCGCAAACATGCCACGGCGCACGCAGGGTGACGCCGCCGGGATTGAATGGCTGGTCGGTGTTGTTGATGCCGAAGACAACTTCGGACTCAAGGCCGTTGTAAATCGCCCGCTGCCGGAAGGTGATCACGTCCGCGCCGGTTTCGATGGCCGCAAGCAAGCGGGAAACGTAATCGTCTGCGATGTCATCGTCATCATCGACGAATGCCATATACTCACCGCATGCGATGTCCACCAGCGACTGCCGCTTTTCACCGATCGTGCGCTGCCGGTTGTCGCATAGTGCCAAGTGCTCAACTGGTTTTCCGGAACTTTGGTTCAGTATTTTTTGCGTAAGGCCATGCAAGGCGCTCGTCCGCTCCGGGATTGTCGGTGTGAGGATGCTCAGTTGTGGTTTCATTTTTTTTGAAGATGTTGACGTAGTTGGCGCGGAACTTTACGCCATCGACTTTTCGCGGGGTGTCGCCTTTTCCTGCGCTCATGGTTGTGGGTTGTTGACTTTGATCCAGCAGCGCCCCATCTGCGCCACCTCGTATCCGTTCGCGTCTGCGTGCTCGTGGACGGCCTTCTTGACTTCGTGCCATGGGTAATCGTGACCGGCGAAGATGCCGCCGGGTTTGAGCTTTGGCCACCATGCGGCGAGATCCTTGACGACGCTGTCGTAGTCATGAGCCGCGTCGATGAAGACGAAATCCAGCGTGCCGTCCCGGAACTCTGCGGCGGATTCCGCGCTGTCGCCGACGTGGATTCGGATCATATCCGCCACGCCTGCGGCCTCGATGTTCCGGCGGAAAACGTCCAGCATGCTGCCGCCGTGCGCTTCGACGATGGCAAGGTGGGATGGCTGATTCTGCTCGCCGCGCCATGTGTCGACGCAGTGGACCTCCACGCGCTTTCCGATGTCTTGCAGGCGTTGGCATAGCCAGACAATGCTCTGGCCCTGCCATGAGCCAACCTCGACAATTTCCGCGCCGTCTGGCAGTGCGCGCGCGATGTCGGCGTAAAATGGCCGGTAGTCGCACCAGCCTTCGACATCGTGCGATGTGCGGATGCCGTCGCGCAGCCGCTGTAGGATACCGTAGCCGGTGACGTAGTGATAGCGGTCGTTGGATCGCTCATAGGTGGCATCTGTCTCGGCCTTACCGAATGCCGGGTGCTGATGCTCGAACGTGATCCGGTCGCGTGCTTCTATCACAACCCGGTCACGCCATGCGCAGTCCGAGAACCAGTTGTCGCTGCACATCGAAAAGAACTCTGGGTGGAAAAGATAGCCTTGATCCTTGTATCGCGCGCGGGTCAGGATCGCCATGCAAAGCAGGCCGTCCGTCCGGTGGCCGTCATTGATCGCCAGCACGGCGGGTTTGCTGATGTCGCCGATGGCTTCAAGGATTGCGGTGTCCCAGCCTTTGGTTGGCTTCCAATCGTCCGAGAGCTGCACCAGCACGTCGCCCTTCGATAACTCCGCTGCGGCGTTCCACGCGGCGACAGGGCCGCCGTCTACGCGTGCCATGTATGCGGTCGGGAATCGCGCGTAGACTTCCGGCGCGTCGTCATCAGGATCGACGGCGAAGATGTGCTCAATCCGCTCCGGGTGGTCGGCCATGCGCAGCCATTCCATGCGCGCGCGGATCGCCTGCATGTGCCGGTTGCGGGTGGCGTGCAACAGGCTGATGGTCGGCATGCCGGATTGCACCAGTAGGTTGCCGCGCCGTGTGTCGGATTCGACGACTCGGCCATTGGCGCGGAGTGCCTGCAGGAACAGGTCGGTGCGGAAAAACCCGTAAAACATCCGGCGATGGTTCCAGCATGGATCGTCGGGCCATTGGCAGGCCATCATGTGCCGTGCGTAGTGCAAGGCACGCTCGGGTTGGTCGCATGACAGCGAAAGCGCGGTCAGCTCGTAGAGCGGCTCGGCCCGGGACGGGTCTTCGGCGAATGCTTGGGTGTAGATCGCGGCTTTGTCGGGTAGCTCTTCGGCCATCGTGGCGAGCGTCATGAATGTCTCGAATCGCTCGGCCTTTCCGCCTTCGGGATGCGCCAAGAACTTTTGCGCCAGCTCGACCGCCCGGGCGTCCTTCCGGCGCGCATACTCGGTCATCAGATAGAACGTGTGGCTGTGCGTCCGGTCGGCGTCCGGGATGCTTTCAAGAATCCGCAGGTTCCGGCTTTCGGTGTTGTCGCGGTCCGCCCTGGGCGCGTGGATGATGCGCACGCGGTCGGTCTGCGCCTGCGGTGCTTGCTCGCCGTCGATCCGCACAAGGTTTTCGTGCAGCGCGTTTTTCCACTCGTGCTTGCCGTTGTTGCGCCACGCGCGCTCGCGGTAGTTGGCGACCACGCCTTGCTCGCCGACGACGTAGGGGCAGCGGAGGATGTCATGGCCGGGCGGCATTTTCTCCAGCAGCTCCCGCAGGTGCTCCAACCCTTCGGCGGTATCGTCCATGTCGGCCCATACGATCCAGTCGCCGGTGCATAGCGCGGCGGATGCGTTGCGGGCGGCGGCGAAGTCATCGACGTGCGGCCAGTCGTTGTCGGGGGTGTTTTTGTATTCGCCAATCCCGCAGCCTCGCTCGGCAGCCATGTAAAGAGTGTTGTCCGGCGTTTGGCTGCCAACCGCGCGGACCATCACCACCTCGTCGAAGTGCGGCTTGAAGGTGTCGAGAAAGCGCTCCACGTCGCGCTCGCAGTTCCCGGTAATAACGGACAGACTCAGGCGGATCGGCTGTTTCATAATTGCTTACCGCAACCAATGTGCATTTGCAGTCGGATTGCAACAATAAAAAACCGCCGCCCGGGGTTTCCGAGCGGCGGTGACACAAACAAGCACCAGCACAGAGAGTGGTTAGTCAGCCTTGCGGAGCAGCCCGATGCCGAGGGTGAGCGCAGTAGCGAAGCCGAACAAACATTCGACGGATGCGAAGTGGCGGCCCTTGCCCGGGTTGAAGTGGCGGCGATAGGTGAATCCGAGTCCGGTTTCTTCGTCGACCACGGTTTCCACGGCCAAGTAGCTATCCCCAGCGTCCTGCGGCTGCAAGGTGCGGACGGCGAGCGCGATGGAGTCGGGGTGGGCCAAGAACCCGATGAGGGACAGCGTGCCGCCGAGGGGCAGCGCGTTGGTTTCGTAGGTGTTCATGCCGTAGAGGCGCGGGATGCGTGCCTCACGGACAGCTTCCGATCCGCCGAAGTTGAAAGCGTTGGTCACGTTGGAATCACCGAGCAGGCTCTGATACAGCTCCGAGCTTGCCACCAGCGAGACGTTTTCCATTGGCACTTGGCGGTCCACCAGAGTCTTGCGCGCGGCGCGAATCTGGGTGAGGCCGGTATTGGCGATGGAAACGGCGGTTGCAGCGGCATTGCCGAAGTTCGCAATGGAGAGCAACCCGAAGATGTTGCCGATGCACTTGCGAGCCAAGGCGCGGCCTTGGTTCTGCGCGAAGTTGATGATGTCCGAGCTGCCGCTGCTGGCGTATTGCACATCGGTGATGTCCACACCAACGATCTGGTGTTGGTCCAGATTCAGCGTTATCGCTGCGATGACGCCGCCTTCGGTTTCGTATGGAGAGCCACTGTTGTTCGCATACGCGAAGGTCGTGGTGGACAGCGCATCGACGCGCGGGATGATGATCGCATCACCTTTGCGGCGAGCTTCGGGTGAGTAAGACTTGCTGAACGCATTGAGCGGCGCGAGTCCTGCGGTGAACGCACGGAGAACTTCCTGCGTGTAAATTTTGTCTACGAATGTGGTAGCCATGGTAGTAGGTAGGTTGGTTGGTTATTGGGAGAGTTTGGTTTGTTCCGCGAGGATCGCCCTGCGGTGCTTTTGGTAGAATGCGGTTGCTTCAGCGCCTTTCAGTTCTTCGAACTGCTGGGTAAGTGTCTTCGCCTCGCCGCTGTCGCCAACGAGCGCGACCGGTTGCGGGTGGCCTTGCTGGGCGAGAAGCTCGGCGGCCTTGACTGCGGCCTTGGCGTCGATGTCCTCGGCCTGCTTTTCCAGCTCGGTGATCCGCTCGGCATTCGCCTCGATGGTCTTGCCGGACTCGTCCAGTTTCGCAGTCAGCTCGGCAACGTCGCTTTGCAGCTTCGCATTGACCTCGGCCAGCGGTGCCAGCTCGTCGATCCGCGATTGCGCGGCGGATAGATCGGCACGCAGGGTGTCGTTTTCGACAAGCGCGGCTTCTACCTTGGCGGCGGCTTCTTCGTTTCCGGGGAATAGTTTTGAAAGGATTCCGGTCATGCCCTTGGCGGGCGTGTCAAATGACAGCGCGTTTTTCGCGTCCGCTTCCTCTGGCTTTTTGCTGTAGTCGATAACCTCGGATACGAAGTTGGCGGCCATCGCTGCGTCAGCATCGAGCCAGGTTTCCGCAAACATCAGTTGCCGGATTTGGCCGGGGTCGCCGCCTGTGCGGTCGGCGTAGATATTGGCGATGTCGCGGCTGATACCGTCGAGCAAATCGGCGGTGCGTTTCATGTCGCGGCTGTCGCCCATTGCAATGCTGGATGCCTCATGGATCATGATGCGCGATTCCTTGGTCATGCGGCGGACATCACCGGCCATCAGGATCACGCTGCCCATGCTGGCGGCCATGCCGTTGACGGTGGTGACGATTTGCACGCCACGGTTGGACATCTCGCGGAGCGCCGAAAAAATTCGCTGCCCCTCGAAAACCGATCCGCCAGGGCTGTTTATTTCCACCTCGACGCTTTCCAGCGCGTCATCAGCAGCGCAAACGACGTCGCCGATACGCATCTGCGCGGCGACTGCGGCGGGTCCGTAAAGACGGCCCAGCTCTTCGATCAGCTTGTCGGCGGATTCCTTGTGGACGCCGTCATTCAGCTTCAGTTTCCCGGCTCGGTTCTCGATTTGAATTAGGTTCGTTTTCATCGTTTTCAGTGGGTCGTGGTTGCTGCATTTCGTTGGGCGTCAGCATCGCCATCTCGCGGTCATCGACCGGCACTCCGTAAAGTTCTGCGGCCTCGGCAGCAGCGAGTTTGCGAAGCGCCACCTCGGCTGCGCGTTCGCGGATGTGTTCCTCGTAGGTTTTCCCGCGCATGCTCACGATGTCGCGCATGTTGGCCGCGCCGATCTTCCACAGCGCCTCCAGCTCTTTCGTCACCCGGCCATCGTCAATCGTGAGCTTCGGCGGCGTGGAAAAATCCCACTTCCACCAGTCGGCGGATTGCGGCAGGTCGCCGCGCTTTTGCGCCTTGGCAATGGCATAGCCGACGATGCGCCGGGCGGCATAGAAGAGCATGTCTTGGCGGTCCTCAATGCTGCGTTGGGCCATCGCAATCTCCATGCGCTGCGCCGTGCCGCCGCCTGCCGCGTGGCCGGTATAAAACGCATACGGCCACGAAATCGCGGCGAAGGATGAGCGGAGCAAGCGGTCGTGGAAGTCCAAGAACGGATTGCCGGGGCGCGTGTTGTTCAGCGTCTCGATCTTCCCGCCGCTGTTGCTGCGGAAGTAGCGCACCGTGCCGCCGTCCATGGACTGAACGGTCATGCCGCCGCAGCCGCTGCCATTACCGACAAGCGCGTTGTATGGGTCATCGGGGTCAGGTCCGCCGTTGTCGTTGTATTCGATCAGGCTGATGCTGCTCATCTGGAGCATCGCCAGCCGCTCCCACTCGGTGCTCTGGAGAATGTCCCGGCAGTCGTTGATGCAGGGGGTCAGCGCTGTCAGCCCGCGTCCCTGGTATTGGAACTCCGGGTCGTAAAGGTGGATCATGTTCGACGCCGGAATCCACTCGGACAGGTTCCCGTCCTTGTCGAGAAACGCGTATTCCTTCGCCTCGCCGCTGGGCCAGTAGACGATCCCGTCTTGAATCTGCCCGCCGCGCACGTTGCCGCCTTCCTGCATGCCCGCAGGGGTGCCGATGCGGTGACTCGGGATGCCTTGGTATTTCGGGAATCCGTTGGCCGTTTGGGTCAGTAGGATGAATGCCTCGCCGTCCACGTCGATCGCCAGACTCCACGTCAGCAAGTTGGTTTTGAAATCGTGCATGCCACCGCGCGAGTCGCCGATGGCGTAAAACATGTTGGTCAGCCATGACGTCGCGGCGTTGCCAAACTCGGAATCGGAGCCGCGATAGA